TGAAGACACGGTAGAGATGACAGAGCTGTGGGTGTGGAACGATGACATTCAAGATTATCAAGTTGTCACCAAAGCTCTGTCATCTCTACCGTGTCTTCAGCAACGGTTGCTTTGTATCGGTTGCCACCAGCAAGGTCAAGGTTGACGTTACCGTACATGGTTGGGTTTGACTGCGACATGATGATGCGCTCTATGCCGTTAGCAATATCTGTACGCTCATGCTGCGTAGCGCCTACACGGGCAACAATCTCATCTCGTTTTGGGTGAGAGTACAGCCGTGCGTAAAGCTCTGACCTTGTGATGTAGTAAGTTTGAACAAGGGCTTCTTGTCTGTCTGTGTAGGGCGTATCTTCTCGCAGCACACCAATGCAGGAAGGCTCAACAAGGTAGGGGTGAAGTCCGTTGTTGACAATCAATTTAACAAAGCAAGAGTTGTAGACCAGCGCCCAAGTTGTTGCAGAAGAAAATACTTGGTCAGCGTTGCTATTTACCCACTCGTCATTGAGCGCACGAGTAAGTGTTGGCTCTTTCACGTGTTCTTGTTCGCTAACGGCAGCGCCCATTTGAATGCTAAACCTTGTTGTCTCCGCTGAGTAGAGGAACGAGGTTAGCTGGTCAATGTGAGGAAAGATTTTGTTGTACAGAGCTGGCGCTTCATCAGGCCCGTTACCAAAAAGATACCAACTCCGCAGAGAACTGTAGTCAACTTTGCGCTCTTCTCTGGACACCAAGCATTTTTGAATCAGGTCAAGATAAAAGATTTCACGGTCTTGCGGGTCGGTAGGTATTCTCATGGCTTGCTCACCTGTAAATTATCGGGGTCTGGCATGTAACTAGCGGCACGTGGCCCGGCTAAATTACCTGCAGCTTTGGGGTTTATTCCCACAGATTCTCCATTAATGGATTTAAATTGTCCACCCATAACGGATTTCATGCTGATGTTTCCGCCAGCGCCCCATATCGCAGCGTCACCGGGTCTTGCTTCTTTGTTTTGGGCGTTCATGGCCTCTGTTGCTTGTTCAAACTCTTTGTCAGAGAGCTTGTTGTTGCGTTTCATGTAGCCAGTTTGATATTCACCCTCTTTGGTGGACTTAATATCGGTCATATCGTAGTCAATAGCCAGTTGATTGACTGTTCTGTCTGTTTTCTTGGTTTTATCGGACTTTAAGCCCACTGGTTTGAGAAAAACGACACTCAGCTCGCCTTTGCAGTTCTTCATAGGGCATTTTGCCTCCCATGCCTCAAAAATGCCGTGCGTATCGCAATAATAGTCTTTTAGGACTGCCATGTTACCCCCTTAGTGCTTCATCTAGGTCTTGTTCGCTGTAATCGTGTCGGTTGACCAGACCTACACGCAGTTTGATGCCTTCTGAGGTTACTTTTAGCCCCAAACCATGAATGATGGGGGGCTTAGCCTCTTTCCTGTACTCAATAAACCTGCTTCTGTCCCGCCTGCTCATCACCTTGACCATGCCAGCTTTCCACTGCATGTAGGCTTTGTTAACCCTGCGCTGGGTAGTTTCTGACAAAGGTTCTGTTTCGTAGTGAAAACAATCGAGCAGCGTGGCTCTGCTGATGCCAGCGAGTTCGCAGAACATGGGCAGAGAGATGCCTCTGTCCTTGTCAGATATGAATCTCTTGATTTGTTTCTTCAGTTCAGTCTTGGATAGGGGTGTCACTTTGTTCCACCGTCATTAAAAAGTAAGTTTCTTGGCTCTCAGCAAAGACTTGCAGCTGCATATCAAGGACTTTATAGCCCGTGCTTTCGAGCATTTCTTTTAATCTTTGCCTGTCATTCTCAGCATTAGGTGCATACACATAGATTTCAAGCGCCATACATGCCAATCCTTTTCAAATAATCGCTGACATTTCTGCCAACAGAGAGTTGTTCAGGTGTGAAGTCTTCTTGAGACTTGCTAATTTCTTTTGTAAGTTTTTGTGCAATAAGTCTTGGCTGGACTTGTTCTGCCCAGCAGACGGTGGCAAGGGCGCAGGCAATCACACGGTCATCTTTGTTTCTACCGGGTGCGCCAATAAATCCATTTTCCCGCACGATGCCCTTCATCTCTTCCAGCGTGTCTAGGCTTTTAATGTCCATCATGCCACGCTCAAAAAAGTCTTTCATGTAGTTGAGCATTCTCTCTTTTGTCTGACTGGTGGTGATGTAACCAATGGAGTTAGACAGGCCACCAAGGGTGTCATTCCTGCGCCAAATGTAGTTGGTCATGCTGCCCAGCACATCCAGCAGGCCATGCCCCACAGAGCCGCCCATAGCGACCGCCATACGCTTTAAATTCCGTATCTCGTTAATGACAGCTTGCCCCGGGCCATTGACCTCAAGGTTCAGTGTTGAGTTCTTGTAAGCGCCAGCAAGGTGGGCGATGACCCAAGCGTACTGGTAGGTGTTCATCTCACTGGTTGCAAATTCTGCAACCTGCTCCATACCGTCTGCGTATACACGGAAGACTTGAATACAGAATCTGTCTGCCCAATCAGAGCTTCCGTAGGCAGGGTCAGCACCAATGACGTAGTAAGCAGTGTCAACAGGCTCTTCCCAAATCTTGAGAGTCCCCAAGCGTTCAGTTGAGCGAATAACCTCTGTGTCTTGAAAGAGTTGACCAAAAACGTAACGGTAGTGGTCAGGGTCAAGTTTCTTGCTGGCCTTTGCTGCTTCTGTGCATCTGCTGTTAGAGAAGAAGGAAGTGCCCGTCATCACAAAGGCATAGTCCTCAGTAGGCGGGAACTCTTGATACATGAGTGACTCGTCTTTAATCCCCTCGTGCATCTTCCATCTCCACCACGCCATCTGGCGGGAGTTAATCTCTACGCCGTAGAGCTTCTTAATGTCTTTGACCCACTCTTTCTCCTCACCCGTGAGCTTGCCATCCCAGTACACTTTGTAGATGTTGCTGGCTGGGTCTACGGTGTAATACTCATTCCTCCACCAGCCACAAAAAATAGCATGTTGGGTACGAGCATTCTTAGCGGTCTTGTACATGTCGTGGAACATGTTAAAGCCTTGAGCAGTGCTTTCAAACATGTAGAGGCGCTCAGGGTTCTTCTCAGCAAGAGAAGCAATGAGGGACGCTAATCCCTCCTCGTTACCCCAAGACGCAGTCTCAGTTCCGTGAAGATAGGTGATGGCTTTACCCTGTCCCAGTCGTGACTTATTTCCTGCAATCTGGTAAAAGATACGACTTCTGTTTTTAAGTACCATCTGATTACGGTTATGTGCCACCAGAGGAATCTTGTACTCTTTCGGTAATCCGTCCATGTACATTCCCAGAGTTGACCTAAACATATCTCTGTTCTCTTCTGTATCCGCAACCAGTGTTCCCTGCCAACCCGGGTGTGTGAACTGCCAATATAAATCAAGGGCAAGTGAAACAGTTGTGATACCCAGCTGCCGCCCTTTAAGAATGACGAAGAAGTGAACATCTTTCTCTAGCCCCTTTGTAATCTCTTCCATGACATACGTCTGTGTCCCCAGAAGTTTGCCCATCTTCTTGAGACCCTCTTCTTTCGTCTCAATCTTGAGTTCACTACAGAACTTGTAAAACTTCTTCAAATCAAAATTCATAGTTGCCAATCAGCAATGGTTCTTGCAGCATCTCTGCCTCTTGCACAATTACACAACTCTTTGTAAAAAATAGCGGAATACTTCTCTTCCCACTCCTGTGCCAACAGCCTCTTCGCTTTAGGGCTAATGCAGGACAAGGCCCGCTGCATTTCCTTCTTTAGTCGTAAACGAGATTCGTACAACTGCGTCTGCATATCCTTGTCTGTATCCATATTGCAATGCCTCATTAACAGCTCTCACCGTGTTCATCTCAGAAATCTGCAGTAGCGTAGACAAAGTCAAACACGTTGACCGCAAATCCTCCTCATCCATCCACAACACCTCTGACTCCATATAAACCTTCCTAGCGTGTTCTCCACACTCTGATGACCTGCCCCTCTGTCTTTGCCGTATAACCGCACCCAAGCCTCTTAGAAGCCCTGTAATTGGCATTCAACACCTTCTGCCGAGCAGACACGGGAACAACAAAACTGTCCCCCACATCCATCTCCTCATAAGGGTAGGCATACACCACCCTGCCAGCAGGCATGTCAATACCACGCTCTAACTCTATCTCTTGAATATTCATCTCTACCCCTCTATCAATAACCACATACTACAC